TAGTTTAACTATTAATGGTTCTTCAATTACAACTACTGCTTCAAATACAGATATTAATTTAACACCTCACGGTACTGGTGTTGTAAAAGTTCCAAGTGGATACGATCAAAGAGCAGGATTTGATACTGACTCATTAGTTCCTAAATCTTACGTTGACGCAATTGCTGAAGGATTACACGTACACGCTTCAGTTAAGGCTGCAACTACACAAACATTAGCATTAGAAAGTGGCGATACAGTAACTTATGATAACGGTAGTTCAGGTGTTGGTGCAACATTAACACTATCTACAGGCATTTCTACTTTAGACGGATATACTTTACAAGATGGTGATAGAATTTTAATTAAGAATGAAAGTACACAAGCTCATAACGGTATTTACATAAGAACATCATCAACTGTATTTACAAGAGCAACAGACTTTGATACAATTGCTGAAGTTGCTTCAGGAGATTTCTTATTCGTAGAAAACGGAACAACAAACGGTAGTAATGGTTTTGTACAAACAGAAACTACAACGACTATCGGAACAAGTGCAATTAACTTTGAACAATTTTCTGGTGCTGGGCAAATTGATGCTGGTGCCGCTTTATCAAAAACTGGTAATCAATTAAACGTAGAAGTTGATGATAGTTCTATTGAAGTAAGTGCTGACGCATTAAGAGTTAAGGCATTAGGAATTACAGACGCTATGTTAGCGGGTTCAATTTCAAGTGATAAACTTACTGACCCTTTAAACTTTACAGACGAATCATCTACACAAGGAAGTGTACGATTAGGTGGTACTTTAGAATTTCTTGCAGGTGAAGGTATTAATACTGTTGCAAGTGGAAGTACATTAACTATTACAGGTGAATTAGCAACAACATCAAATATCGGTGTTGCGTCATTTAATTCAGATAACTTTACAGTAACATCTGGAGATGTCACAGTTACAACTATTGACGGAGGAAATTTTAGTTAATGTCAACTGTAATTAAATTAAAACGATCAGAAACACCAAGTCAAATACCAGGTTCAGGTTCACTAGAAACTGGCGAATTGGCAATGAATATTACTGATGGTAAGTTTTATACAAAAAATTCAGGTGGAACAGTTGTTGAAGTTGGTGGTGCAGGATCAGTTACATTACAAGACGTAACAGATAATGGTGCTATAACTACAAATGACTTGACACTAAACGGATCAGATTTAGTTTTTGAAGGTGCTTTAGAAAACGCTTTTGAAACAACTTTAACGGTTGCAGAACCTACAAGTGATAGAACAATAACTTTACCAAATCAATCAGGTACAGTTGCAATGGATGGTGACGCTTTGGCGTACTCTATTGTATTTGGAGGATAATTATATAAATGGCAAGTTCATTTAAAAATGCAGGAATGACTGTAGTAACTACAGATGACGCAAATGCTAATCTGTACACAGCTTCAGGAGTTACTGCTGTTGTACACGCTGTTTACATTTCAAATAAAAGTTCTACAAATACTGCTAAAGTAGATGTAAAAGTTACTACTGATGGAGGTTCTACTTTTTATCACGTAGGAAAAAGTTTAGAGATTGATGTAAATAATACATTAGTTTTAGATAAACCGATTAATTTAGAAACAAATGATATTATAAGAATTGTTGCCGAATTAAATATTGATTCTTCATCACCAGATGTTGAAGCATATGCAAGTATATTGGAGATTAGTTAGTGGGTACTTTAAATACATATCTTGTTAATACTAATGGCAAAGGTGCAAATGCCTTTAGTGAAACATTCCACGGTTTAAGAAGAACGGCAGAAGGTTTACTATATTATAATTTAAGAGATAAAAATGTGGGTACTTTTAGTAACGATGGTGGTACAACACAAATTGCAAATGATGATGACTATGTAACTGTTGTAGAAGAATATATTTCTGGTGCAGATGACACGTTTACAGGTGATAATGCAACTGTTAATTTTACACTAGGCGAAAGTTATCCAAGTGATGGTGCTGATAGATTGGCAGTTTTTATAGATAGAAATAGACAAACTGCTACAACAGATTATTCGGTATCTGACACAACTTTAACTTTTGTTAGAGCACCACATAATAATGCAGAAATTTTTGTTAGACATATTAAAAAAGAATATAAAAATGAAACAACTGATACTTTTCAACAGTATCGTTTTGAAAATGGAAAGGCATATTACAAATTAAATACAGACGGTAAGTTAGTTAGAGTGGAAAATAAACGTATGATAAATGATACGGCAAATAATCCTTTTGAAGTCGAGGACAATTTTTCATCTGTAGAATCTACATATTCAGTAAATTCTACTACTTATAGTGTGTAATAACAAGTATAAATATAGAGAGTTATGGCAGATTTTGTATTAGGAAGATTAAAATTTAAATGGCGTGGTGATTGGGCAGCCTCAACAGCTTACTTAATTGACGACATTGTAAAGTATGGCGGTAACACTTATGTTGTCGTAGAAAATCACACATCTCAAGCTGCAACTGCCGATTTCTATACAGATTTAACAGCAGGAAAATACGAATTACATACTGAAGGCCTTTTCTTCAAAGGTAATTGGGCTGGTTCAACATTCTACAAATTAAATGATTTAGTAAAATACGGTGCATATCAATATAGATGTATTTTACAACACACATCAGCTTCAGACTTTGCAATTGGTTCAAACTGGCAAGTTTATTCTGAAGGATTACAATGGGAAGACAGTTACAATGCAGGTACAACTTACCAAGACGGTGATGTAGTATCATATGGTGGTTACACTTATGTTTATGTAAACGCAACACCAAGTGCTGGTAACACACCTACAGATAATTCATATTGGGATGTAATTACAACAGGATATAATAATACAGGAGTTTATAATTTTGCGACAACTTACAAAACAGGAGATGTAGTACAATATGGTGGATATGTTTTTGTTGCAAATGCAAATCATTCAGGACAATATCCAGTTGACACAGAAGCCGTAGTAAATTCATCTTATTGGGATTTATTAGTTAAAGGTTTTGATTATCAATCAGCCGCTTATGACTCTGCTACAACATATAACATAGGTGATGTTGTAAGATATATTTCTTCATCATATGTAATGTTAAAAGATAGACAACAAAATGTTACTCCAGGTTCAGATGTAACAGTTTGGCAATTAATAGCACAAGGTGATACAGGTGCAGTAACAAACACTCGTGGTGATTTAATATACAATGATGGAGCTACAACTGATAGATTACCAATTGGTGTTGTTGGTTCAGTTTTAACAACAGATGGTACAGACCCTATTTGGTCAAGCGCTGAAGGCCGAAATGTTTACTATGTTGCAAACTCTGGTTCAGACAGTAATCCTGGAACTCAATTTTTACCTTTTAAAACACTTTATCACGCATTATCACAAGCTACTTCAGGTGATGTAGTTGACTTTGATACAATTACAGGTGGTACAGGTGGTACTCCAGGTACATATGACATTAATCAATCAAGTTCAACTGGTTCAGGTACAGGTGTTCAAGCTAGAGTTATTGTTGATGGTTCATCAACACCGACAGTAACAGTTACAAATGGTGGTTCAGGCCACGCAGCTGGTGATGTAGTAACATTATCAGGTCCAGCTAGTGCAACAGACATTACAATTACAGTTGTTTCTGCTTCAATTGGTGATGTTGTTTATGTTAAAAACGGAGTTTATAGAGAAACTTTACCTTTAAGAGTTCCTGCTGGTGTTACAGTACAAGGTGAAAGTTTAAGAGGTACAGAAATTAGACCTGGTTCAGGAACAGGTCATCAAGTTAAAACAATTACAAATATTTCAGGTGGAACAGGTGGTCCTCCAGGAACATATAATTATGTTCAACAACAATCTACATCTGGAGGCTCAGGTACAGGTCTTGTTGTCAATATTGTTACAGATGGTTCATCAACACCAACAATAACAATCTACCATGGTGGTAGTGGTTATGTGGCGGCTGAAACAATTACAATTGACGCTGATGATATAGGTGGAGGAGGTGCTTCAAATATTACTTTTGATGTTGCGACATTAGAAAACAATGACGCTTCTAATATGTTCTTGGTTAATAACCAAACAAACATCACTCAAATGTCAATGAGAGGGTTAACTGGTATACCAACTGCTGGCGGAACAGGTCGAGCAGCCGTTGTTTCATTAGACCCTAGTGGTACAATTACTTCAGTTTCTCCATACATTCAAAACTGTACATCTTTCAATGAAAACGCAACAGGTATTCAGATTGATGGTAACTTGCATAGTTCAGGTAACAAATCAATTCTTGCAAATGACTATACACAAATTAACTCAGACGGTAAAGGTGTTCACGCAATTGCAGGTGGTCGTGGTGAGATGGTGTCCGTCTTTACATACTACAATACAATTTCATATCACGCAGAATCAGGTGGATTTATTAGAGGTTTAAACTGTTCGTCTGCTTATGGTGAACAAGGTGCTGTTGCAGACGGTACATTAGCCACAGAAAGTCCTATAGAAGTACAAGCTCGTGGTGAGATGTTAAAATATGCAACTGCTGGATTTATTGGCGCTGCTACAGAAAGTGATATGGCAGACATTGTTACTACTTCAGGTACACCAACAGCGGCCGCAATCGTAGGTGACACTTCAGGTGCAACTGCTACAATTTTTAGAACAAACATATCATTAGATTACATTCATATTGAAAATAGAACAGGTAACTTTCAACAAGGTGAAACCGTTACAATTACAAAAGATAATAGTACAACTTTCCAAGCAACACTTGATGTTACTTTTGGAGATAGTTCAGCCGCTCAAACGGGACAAGTTGGTCCACTAATTGCAGTTAAGTCTTCAGACGGAACATTAAGTAGTGCAAATGTATTTACTGTTGGTTCTAATTTAGTTGCTGCTGGTGATACAGCAAAATATTATAGAGTTTCAGCAGTTTCAGAAACCAATACAGGTAATGAAACAGCATTAGTCAGATTAACAGAAAGTGTTGTAACAGGAAGAGCAATTGCTGAAGATGAAGAAATTGATGTTACTGTTAACTTCTCAAATGTCCGTTTAACAGGACACGACTTCCTAGATATTGGTACTGGTGGTTTTGCAGATACAAACTATCCAGGTGCAGCTTCACAACCTGCTGACCAAGCAGATGAAGTTACAGAAACAAATGGTGGCCGTGTTTACTTCTCATCTACTGACCAAAAAGGTGACTTTAGAGTTGGTGATTTATTCAGAATTGAACAGGCAACTGGTGTTGCAACTCTTAACGCAGACGCTTTTGACCTTTCAGGTCTATCAGAATTACAACTTGGTTCTATCGGTGCAGAATTAGGTGCTACAATTAATGAATTTAGTACAGATGAAACTTTATCAAATGATAGTAACTCGGCAGTTCCAACAGAAAGAGCTGTATATGGTCATATGCATAGAGACCAAGCGGGTACAGATGCTTGGGTGCCACCAACTGGTACAACAGCACAAAGACCTACAGGTGGTAACTTATTTACAGGTGCATTTAGATATAACGCTTCATTAGTAACTTGGGAAGGTTATAACGGTACACAATGGACAGGTTTAGGTGGTGGTAATCCTTGGGCAACTCATACTGCTGATGGTTCAACTGCTTTAAATGTAGCTGCTAATGATAGATATTTCATAGATACAACAGCAGGCGCTCAAACAGCAAATTTACCTGCTTCACCACAAGTTGGAGACCAAGTAAGATTTTTAGATTTAGCTTCTACTTTTGACACAAACAATTTAACAATTGGTAGAAACGGAAACAATATTAACGGTGCGGCTGCTGATTTAGTCGTGTCAACCGAAGATAGTGCGATTGGTTTAGTTTACACTGGTGCGACTTACGGTTGGAAACTAATAGAGGTACTATAATAAACATTATAAATAGTGTTATAGAGGAAAACAATGGCAGATAGTAGAGATATTACAGGTAAAAATCGAAAGTTCACAGGAACAGGTGGTATTAAAGTACCTTCAGGAACAGAAGCTCAAAGAGTGGATGAGGCTGGTACATTTAGATTTAACACAGACACAAATCTTGCTGAATACTATGACGGCGTAGATTGGAAACCAATTGACGCTCCACCGACTATTACAGGTTTTACACTTGATGGTGGTGCTAGTGTTACTCAAACTGTTATTGACAATACAGCAGGCGGTGACGCAACTATCGTAATCTCTGGTAGTAACTTTGATGTTACATCAGGTACAGTTGTTTTTGAACCAGAAGGCGGTGGTTCAAATGTAACAACTCAAACAATTACAAGAACAAACTCATCACAATTTACAGTTACAGTTACACGAACAGATTTTTTAGAAGCAAATGACCCTTATGCAATTAAACTTACAAACGGTTCAGGTCTTGCAGCTACTTTAGCAAGTGCTTTAGATTGTAATGTGCCTCCTGCTTTTGACCAAGCTTCTGGTACACTTGCAACAGTTGTTGAAGGTGATACATTGACGACTGAAGTTGATTGTTCAGCTACAGACGCAGATGGTGATACAATTACATATTCAATTACATCTGGTAGTTTACCAGGTTCAGGTTTAACTCTAAACTCGTCAACAGGTTTTGTAACAGGTACTTTAGGTGGAAGTCCTTCAGTTGGCGATTTCACATTTACAGTACAAGCTGCTACAGCTAATGGAAATTCTACAAGAGATTTTACAATTGCCGTAACTGCTCCTGCAACTGGCGGAACAAGAACAGAATGTGGTGGTTATTATTACCACGAGTTTACAAGTTCAGGAAACTTTGTTGTACCTTGTGGTGTAACTTTAAGTTCTGTTGAATATCTTGTTGTTGCCGGCGGTGCTGGAGGAGGTTCTGGATGTTCAGCCCCTAATGGTTCTGGCGGTGGCGGAGGCGCTGGAGGATACATTAATAGTTCTTCTTCTTGTGTAACAGGTACTACAGCAATTACAGTAGGCGGCGGAGGAAATGGCGGTCCTGCTTGTAGTAATTCAACAGGTAGTGATGGTGGAAATTCATCTGCTTTTGGTTCAACTGCTACAGGTGGTGGCGGTGGCGGAGGTACAGATATTAACGGCCGTCCAGGTGGTTCTGGTGGCGGTGCTGGAGGATGTATTAGTGGTGCTTCAGGAGGTTCAGGCACAGCGTGTCAAGGAAATAGAGGAGGAAATGCAACTTCTCCTTATTCAGGTGGTGGTGATGTAGGTGGCGGTGGCGGTGGTGCTAATGAAGCCGGCGGTGATGCTGTTAATTCTCCTGTACCTGCAGGTGCTATTGACGGTGGTGACGGTAGAAATTTCCCAGGAACTTGGCCAACAAGTTTTGGTGAAAGTGGTTACTTCTCTGGAGGTGGTGCTGGAAACACTTGTGCTTCTCCCACACCATCACAAGGTGGTAATGGAGGAGGAGGAAATGGTATGACACCTGCTCCTGGCAGAAACGCAATAGACGGAACTGGCGGCGGCGGTGGCGGTTCTGGTAAAATAAGTCCTTTTTATCCTGGTGGTGGCGCTGGTGGTAACGGCGGTGACGGAGTTGTATTAATTAGGTATCAGTTATAGGAGATAAATTATGTCATATTACGCAAAAGTTAATCCCATAGAAGATAAAAAAGGCATTCACAAAGTTGAAGATGTAATAAAAGCTGATGCTGATTTTATGCAAAATTATAGTGATGGTAAACCAGGAATTTGGTTAAAAACAGATAAACAAATGGAAGGTGGTGTTTATATTGACCCTACTACAGGTGAAGCTGCCGATAATCAATCTGATAAAATCGCTGAAGATACTGAAGCTAGAGAAAGAAAGAATTTTGCTAGTGTTGGTGGTTTTTATGATATTAACGCAAATGCTTTTTATCACAAAACTCCTTTTAAACATTGGGTATTAAATACGACTTCTTATGTTTGGGAACCACCTATATCAAAACCAACAGTTTTTAATGATGGACAAGACCCCTTAGGCGTATGGTCGTGGTATTGGGATGACGACACTTACGAAGCAGATAACACTAAAGGATTTGTAGGACATTTGTCAACTGATACAAATAACCCTAAAACTCTTTATGATTGGAACGGAACTTCTTGGATAACAAGAACATAATATAATTTTACATTGTTGTTATATAATGTCAATATGAAATGAGGTTAATATATAATGAATTTAAAATACAACTATTACTATTTTCAATCAGCACTATCTCCTAAATTTTGCCAAGATGTTATAGATTACGGTAAAGAACAACAATCCGTGATGGCTATTACAGGTGACGGTGATAGGTCAAGTGATAAGATGTCTAAAAAAGACATTAAAAATATACAGAAAAAAAGAAAATCTGATATTGTTTGGATGAGTGATAAATGGATTTACAATGAAATACATCCATTTATACACGAAGCTAATAAAAAAGCTGGTTGGAACTTTGAATGGGACTGGTCAGAGCCTTGTCAGTTTACAAAATATGGAAAAGGACAATATTATGGATGGCATACTGATAGTTTTAATAATCCTTTAAATACACCAGATGATTTAAATAGTCACGGAAAAATAAGAAAATTATCGGTAACAATTTCATTAAATAATCCTAATGAATATGAAGGTGGTAATTTAGAGTTTGATTATAGAAATCATTTGGATTGGGAAAAAAATAAAGAAAAATCTTTTGAAACTTGTGAACAAATCAGACCTATAGGTTCTATAATAGTTTTTCCTAGTTTTGTTTGGCATAGAGTTACACCAGTTACTAAAGGAACTCGATACTCTTTAGTTATATGGAACTGTGGAAAACCATTTAGATAACTCTTATATATAATACATTGATTGGAGAATAATATAATGACAACAGAAAAAAAAGACATTTTAGAAACATCATTACACTTTAGCACGCCTATTTACAGAATTGAAAAACCAGAATGGTTAAATTCTGCTATTAAAGTAACAGACAAGCACATCAAAGACGCTTACAAAGAAAAAGAACCTTTACTTGAACAAAGAGAAAAGTTTTTAGGTAAAGAAAATTATAAAAAGGTAAAAGACCACGGATTAAGTTATCATTCAGGTCATTTAAATGGCGAACCTGAATTAAAAGAATTAGAAAATTATATTGGTGCCACTACTAGAAATTTGTTAGACGAGTGGGGTTATGATATGAGCCAGTACACCGTGTTCTTTACAGAATTTTGGGTACAAGAATTTTCAAAAAATGGTGGAGGTCACCAAGACGCTCATTTACATTGGGATAATCATATGTCAGGTTTTTATTTTTTAAAATGTAGTGATAAAACATCTTTTCCAGAATTTTATGATCCTAGAGGTGGCGCTCAAATGACTAAACTTGCTCAAAAAAATATTGAGAATGCTACATATATGTCAGAAAGAATTTATTATAAACCAAAACCTGGCACATTAATATTTTTTCCTGCATACCTAGAACATCAATTTAAAGTA